CAAATAGATTCTTGCTAGCCTCAATAGATGCCGTTAAGCGCAATGGATTGTCCTGCTCATACATCAAAGTCCAAACAGGTGCTTATGATGTTGAAGCAGGCTCTGTGACAAACACAGAGACAACCTACACCGTAACCTGCTACAAGAAGCACATCAAGGCTTCACAGTATAACTTTCCAACACTTGTTGGCAAGGACGTAGGACTCTTTTACCTAGCTAATGATTCACTAACATTCACCCCTGCTGTCAAGGACAAAATCCTGTACAACGGTGAAGAGTACATAGTTGATTCATTTGAAGAAGGTCTAGCGCATTCACAAATCGTTCTATATAAAATCTTAGCCGTAAGGACATAACCATGATTACTGCTGACGTTGATGAATGCAGCAAATCCTTGGATGTGTACAAAGCTGAAGTAGAACGCAAGCTCAAAGCAATGGTTGCAGGCTTTGCAAGAGAGATAGCTGAGACAGCTTCCTCAAAGACAGCTATCGGTGATGAGGCTAAGTTTTTTAGTCTATACCAACAACGTCAAATGGCAACAGGCATCGAAGCGAAAGCAGGCTTCCACAAAGGTGCTTGGGTTTACACTGAAGGTGGTCTAACATTTGACCCCAATATCTACTCCACAGGAATGATGGCGAACGAGGTTGAATACCAAGCTCAAGCAAACTACAAGATTGGTGACAGCTTTTCAATTGGTGCAGAGGGCACAGCTTACGAGTTCCTTCAAACAAGGGATGATATTGAAGGTGAAACTTTGTCAGCCATCCAGACAGCTCACAAGGTGAATCTACCACGTTATTTTAAGGAAGGCTAGTATGCCTATACTCAGCACAAAGAAAGCGTTAGAACGCCGTTTAATGACCTTGACACCAGCTATCCCTACAGCATTTGAAGGTGTTAGCTTTACCCCTCCAGCAACGATGTATCAACGGTGTCAATTCCGTCTTGATGGTTCAGATGACCCAACGTTAGGTGCAGGAGCAGGTATAGGTTATCACCGTGAACGTATTCAGATGCAAGTGTTCGTTGTCGCAGAAGCCAACAAAGGCACAGCAGCAGCAATTACTAGAGCACAACTCATCAGGGATTTGTTCAAAAAAGGAACAACTTTGTTAGAGGGTGTGTACAGGATTCACATTACAAGTACACCCACTATGGGGTCTGCTGCAACGATAGGGACGCGCACAGTAGTACCCGTATTTGTTGATGTTTGGACAGAAGTGTACGAATAAGAAAACCAGATTACTGAATCTGTCTAAAACTCAGTACATTTGCAAATGTATATTTAATTAAATAACTAAGGAAAAGATATGACAATCGCTAAAGGCACGTCAAAAACAGTAGCTTACAAGAAAGAAACAGTGTGGGGTACACTTGCAGGAGCTACACTTGCTAAGCAACTACGCCGAGTAACAGGTAACTTCAACCTGACCAAGGAAACATACGAGTCAAACGAGCTGAGAACAGACCGACAGCTAGCTGACTACAGGCATGGCGTTCGCAGTGTTGAAGGCTCTTTGAATGGTGAGTTGTCACCTAATTCATACTCCGACTTCATGCAAGCAATCGTTGCACGAGATTTTACAGCAGGTGCAGCCTCTACCGCTTTTTCAGCGACTATTGCAGCGTCAGGCGACTTGTGGACAGTTACTCGTGCTACAGGTTCATTCTTGACAGACGGTTTTAACGTAGGTAAAGTAGTTGCCCTAACAGGTGGTGCTCTTAACATCTTGAACGCTTCAAAGAACTTGTTGATTGTTTCAATGACTGCGACAGTCCTGACAGTTAAAGTCCTGAACAACACTGCTCTACTGGCTGAAGGCCCGATTGCAACAGTCACAGCAACTGTTCGTGGTAAAGATACTTTTGTACCCTCCACAGGACATACAGACCAATCTTTCACCGTAGAAGAGTGGTACTCAGACATTGCTCAATCAGAGGTGTCAACAGGTTTAAAAGTCGGGACAATGAACACACAACTGCCAGCTACAGGCTTGGCAACAGTGGACTTCTCGTTCCAAGGTAAGGATTTAGCTCAGACAGGTACTTCGCAGTATTTCACTTCTCCTGCTGTCCAAGGTACTAATGGTATTTTTGCCGCCGTGCAAGGTGCTGTAGTTGTTAATGGTCTACCAGTAGCCTTGATTACTTCTGCTGATTTTAGCCTAGAACGCGCTTTAGAAAACGCAGTAGCTGTTGGTTCTAACTCAGCAGCAGAAATCTTCACAGGGCGTATTAAGGCAATGGGTAACTTGAGTGTTTACTTCCAAGATGCTGCTTTCCGTGATTACTTCAAAGATGAAACAGTTGTTTCCTTAATTTTTGCTTTGACCACATCAGACGCAGCAAATGCTGATTTTGTTAGTTTTACACTACCTAAAGTTAAACTCGGTTCGTTTTCCAAAGATGACCAAGAGCTAGGGTTAGTTGCCTCTACTAGCTTCCAAGCTTTGTTGAACGATGTAACTACAGGCGGTCTTCCAGCTACTACGATTGCAATCCAAGACAGTACACTGTAATTAAACTCTAGTGAGTTCTAGCCCCTACGGAGAAATCCCTAGGGGTTTTTTGTTGTCTGTATATACCACATTTCCCTTGACAATTTAGTAACAACGTGTTACAATAGATATTGTGCAGTTAATAATACAGATAACAATTGCACAAAACCAAGGCTCAATTCTGAGCCTTTTTTATTTACTCACTAGAAACATTAAGGAAATATTATATGTCGTTTGATTTTGTTAAGAACAACCCTGCAACCATTGCTGAAGCAGGTTATACATTCTCCCTCACAACACCAGACGGTGAAACACACCCAAAGGTTAAATTCACTGTTCGAGGTGCACTCAGTCCAGAGGTACGCCAATTTGGACGTGGCTTGCAAAACCAATTTCAAATGCGCGAGAAGGCTGCCAAGGCTCGTAAACAAGACGTTGAGGATTTGTCACCAGAGGAGTTAGACGATTTGGGTATTCGTTCAGCTTGTGCTCGGTTAATCGGTTGGTCAGGTGTTAAACGAGACGGTGTAGATACACCTTATTCAGAAGCTGCTGCAAAACAACTGATGACAGAGAATCCTTGGTTGCGTGAAATCATTGTGAAGGAGAGCGAATCCGCTCTGAACTTTCGCACAAAGTGACATTGACGACACTGTTGCTTTTTGTAGACAGGAGTTCACTCATTCTGTAAACGGCTCAAACGGTAGCTCAATCCGTGACCAATTGATGAATGTGTGGCGACAGACTGGACGTAAGCCGAAAGAGTTAGAGAATTTAGTTGAAATACCTGACTCCTGTATTGAAGCGTGGGGATGGTTTATTAAGTTAAACCGAGCACGCTCTGGTACAGGCTTTGGTCTAAATCCTCTTACTTACTCTGATATTGCTGCTTTCTTCAGGTTGCAGCAAATTGTTCCCGAAGTCTGGGAAGTAGAGCTTATTGAAAAATTAGATAGGACAGTGATGAGTATCTACGCAGAGAAACAAGCGTCTGATTCGAAGAAGTCCAGTAAAAAATAACAACTACCTCAGAAATGGGGTGTTTGTTTTTGTGTACTCAAGCAGTGCCTAAAAACAAAAATAGACAGGATGAAAAATGTTTGAATTATCGGCACTCAAATTTGCAGTGGACACCGCAGAACTGAAATCGGCTATTGGTATGGTTGACCAGTTAGCCACGTCCGTCAACCGCCTCAGTAAACCACTAAAAGCCACTTCCGACGCTGCCAAGGAGGCAGGTAAGTCTGTCGAGCAAGCTACTGTTGCATCCACTAAAGCTACTACTGCCTCTACAGCAGCTACCACTAAACAAGTGAAACAAACAGACACAATGTTGTCTGCTATTAAGCTCTACTACAAACAACAGGAGCAGCTAGCCAAGGCAGAACAAAAGCAAAAAGAACAAATGTTCCGTGCTGGTGATAGCATGAACAATGAAGCTGTTAAGGCTTACCATAAGTTCCTAGATGCCCAAACCGTAGCACAGCGCAAAGCTGTAGATTCTCGTGTCCGTGAAATGGAGCGTGAGACAAAGGCTTTAGGTGCGGAGGCTAAGAAGCAACAATCCATCTTAGAGCGTCAACAAGCAGAAGCTAAATTCATGGCAAGAGGTTCATCTCGTGGTGAAGCCTCAGTCTTGGCTCGTGCAGAAGCTCGTGGTGAAGAGGCTGATATACCTCAAATTATCCGAGCACAGCAAACTAAGCGCAGCTTTAGCGGTGGCGATACTTTCGATAAAACAATCTCTGGTTTACGAAATATGAACCAAGAGCTAGGGCAATCCAGAGAAGGTTATCGTCAAATGATAGCCTACCAAAAGGAATACCTTAAACTTCAGTTAGAAGGGCAAGGTAAAGAAGCGTCTTTGATGGCTCTGAATAAGAAAGAGACTGATAACCTATACCGTGACAAGCTTCGTCTGTTAGAGGTGTATAAGCAAACTAAGTCAGCAGCGATTGATTCACATGACCCCGATTTTGTCAATAAAGTAAAAGCGCAAAAAACTGCTTTAACTGATTTAAAGAACTCTCTTCGTGAAGTTGAGACAGGGTACAACAAGGTTGCTCAAATCAAGCGCCCTTTAGAGAACATCCGAACCATTGATAGCACTAAAAGACGTAATCAATTGGACTACATGGCTAGAGCTACGTCTGTGCAATTGGGCGATATTGGTGTATCTCTTGCTGGAGGTCAAAACCCACTTACTGTGATGCTCATGCAAGGCGATCAACTACGCGCAATCCTTGGTGGCGTTGGTAAAGATACCAAGGCTATGCAAGAGGTTATGAATACCGCCTTCACTCAGATGATAACAGGTATGGTCACCGTGGGACAAGCATTAACCTCTTTGGTGGGTGGTGCATTTAAGACTGTCGGGCTTTCCATTGTAGACGCAGGAATGAAGCTAACAGGCTTTAACTTCTTGATGGATAAAGCACGTCTTGGGTTAGAAAGATTAGACTATAACTTTGGTACAAATCTCACTAGGGGCTTTGACAAGGCAGTAGCTTCTGCAGGTGGATTTGGTACACTTGTACGAACCTTAGCAGGTATAGGCTTCGGTGCGGCTATTGCAGGCGCATTAGGCGTAGCCCTAGCCTACAAAGAAATCATCCAGACATCTCAAGACCTCTCAGTAGCTCTTGCAATGTCAGGTGGTGCAATCGCCATCAACAAAGACGAAGCCTTGAAAATGTCAGCAGCACTGGCAAGTACATCAGGCACGTCTATGCAAGTCGTAGGTGTTATCACCGAGATTGCAAAAGCTGGAAACCTAAGCAAAGATTCAATTGCTGGTATCACTAAAGCATCACTAGACTTAGAAAAGTACGGCGGTATTGCTGTTAAAGACACAGTAGCTTTATACGCTAAATTAGCTGACGACCCTGTAAAGGGTTTGACTGAACTCGCCTTGAAAACAGGTGATGTATCTCAGGCGACTCTTGACCATATTGGAAAACTTGTTGCACAAGGTGACTCTGTTAATGCAGTGACATTAGCTATTGAAGAAATGAACCGTGTGAATGGTTTAGCTTCACAGCAAATGCTTGCTGATATGAGTCCCTTGGAAGTGCTCTGGTCTGAAATGAAAGGTCAGTTAACTTCTTTAAAAGAAGAGTTCTACGCGATAGCAGGTTCATCCGAGCTTGTTAACGTCTTTGCAACAGCTTGGAGAACAGTCTCTGTAATCATCTCTGAAGTTTGGTTTGTAATCAAGGGTGTAGGTAAAGAGATAGGCGGTTTAGCTGCACAATTAGGTGCTCTTGCATCTGGAGATTTTAAAGGCGCTTCCAACATCAGAGGCATGATGGTAGAGGATGCTAAAGCAGCAAGAACTGCACAAGATGCACTAACTAAATCTATCGTAGAAGGAACAAGTTCAAGGTCTAGTGCAGAAAAGCAGTACATCAACGTAATGCAAGCTGGTGCTATTGTTCGCCGTGAAATGACTGAAGCTGATAAGACTCAGAATATCGCAGGAATTAAAGCAGGGGAAGCCTTAAAGAAAGAAGCTGAAAAATACAACAACGTATCTAACCTAGATGGTGCAGGACGTGAAAAAGCTAAACAAGCGGCAATAGACAAAGTTCGTAAGTTAGCCTTAGAAAGCATGAAAGCTCACGGTGCTGATGTTGTAGCCATTGAGAAAAAGCAAGCTGAAACTATTGCAAATATTAATGAGCAATACAAACCTAAGAAAGAACCTAAAGCTAAGAAGGTTCAAAAGACTGAAGCAGAGAAAGAGCTAGAATCCTCAATTAAGTTCATGGACGACATGCTTGACAAGTCCAGCGGGAAGTTACCTACTTTCACCGAAGACATGAAGAAGTTAGGCGTAGCTATGGCTTCTGGGAAATACACCCAAGACCAATACAACGCAGCCTTCTCAGCTTATATGGCAAAGCAACCAGAAGCCATTGAAGCAGCTAGAATACAAAAAGAAATCACTAAGCAAAACGAAGATGC